AAAGAGAAATGACACCACTACAAGAATTTATTGAAGTGCTAAAAATCCATAGAGATACGGCATTTGAGAAAGAAAAACTATACGAAGACCTTGTGCTTACTGAATACTATGAAGGCAGAGCAAAAGCGTTTGAAGATGCTATAAGTTTTGCAGAGGCATACTCTGAGAAAGAGGTGTCTACCCTAATGTGGTTTGCAGCTTATGTAGCAGGAGAACTTTGTGAAAAGGATATATCTCTGGGAGAAATGAGGGTTCTTGCAGAAGGATACTACAACAAAGCCTTTAACACCAAAGAGAAATGAAAAGGTATTGGAATAGGTTTCTCAATTGGTTAATACCAAGCAGAAGAGAAAGACTCCTAACCAAGATAATGAAGCAAGACCAAGAGATGGGATTGTATGAATCAAACGAAGAATTATGAAAGACATCATAGCATTGTGTAACCGAGACAAAGAAGATTATGGTATTGAGAACGATTAAGAGCGGTCTCCGCAAGAGACGCCACATAAAAACTACCCAAGCATACTTAGAGATGTTAATGATAGATAATGTCAACTTATCCATACAGGCAAGTAGATTCGGATGGAGTGATGAAATCCAAAACCAACTCACCAACTCCGCACTACTCATCCGCAAGTACCAAAGAAGACTACGACTAATTAGAATGTAATGGAAAGCAAAAGCGCAAATGTCCTAATCAACAGGAACAACCTCAACAACATCTTTGAACTACTCGTGCAGGTTCATATGAGAGGACAACTATCAAGAGATGAACAAGCCTTTGTACGAAACTTCATAGAACTACCAGATGCTCCTACACGAGAGAATAGAGCAATGCGTAGAGCCAACACTCAAGCCATTAAAAAACTCTTTAGAGAAGAGGCGAAGAAACGAAAGGAAGAAAAGTAGGTTAACATTGTAAACAACAACGATTAACAATGCCGTTTAAAGAAGGAAAGAGTGGTAACCCCAATGGCAGACCTAAAGGTTCTGCTAACAAAACCACCAACAAGATTAGAGAGGCTTTCACAAAGCTCGTAGAGGACAACTTGGAGAATATGACCAAGTGGCTCACGGAGGTAGCAGATGATAGCCCAGAGAAGGCTCTTGATATACTCAACAAGATGGCAGAGTACACCACTCCGAAACTTGCAAGAGTTGAGAACAAGATAGAGACCGATGAAGAGATTAACGAAGTCAAGATAGAGATTGTCAAGCGTAGCAATACAAACGAGTGAGATATTTGAGAAGAATTGGAATGCCCCCTCCAAGATTGTAGTAAATCAAGGAGGTACTCGTTCTGGTAAAACCTACTCACTCTTACAGCTAATCATCGTTAAGGCTTTGTCCGAAAAGGGCAAGGTCTTTACTATTGTCCGTAAGTCTCTACCCTCCCTCAAGATGACAGCGATGAGGGACTTCATAGAGATATTAACCAATATGGGATTATACGATGAAAAGCATCACAACAAGTCCGAACACATCTACAGGCTCAACGGTAACATCATTGAGTTCGTATCCCTTGACCAACCTCAAAAGAAAAGAGGAGCAAGGAGACACTACCTGTTCTGCAACGAGGCTAACGAGCTTACTTGGGAAGACTTCTTCCAACTCCTCGTTAGAACCACCGACAAAATCTACATTGACTACAACCCCTCCGATGACTTCCATTGGATATACGACAAACTACTCACAAGAGATGATGTCACCTTTATTAAGTCTACTTATGTGGACAATCCTTTTCTGGATGATAGTATTGTATCGGAGATTGAGAGGCTCAAATCTACTGACGAGGATTATTGGCGCATATACGGATTGGGAGAAAGGGGTCAAAGCAAGGCTACAATTTTTACATTTCTGGAAGAGGAAGTACCCGAATCGGCTAAATTCCTCTCGTATGGTATGGACTTTGGTTTTACTAATGACCCGACTTCTCTCGTTGCGGTATACACTCAAGATAATAGTCTATTTGCAAAGGAACTTCTTTACGAGACGAACCTAACCAATAGGGATATTAGTGAGAAGCTCAAAGCATTGGGGATAGATAGGAGAGCAGAGATATTTGCAGATAGTGCAGAGCCTAAATCCATAGAAGAACTTTATCGTATGGGTTGGAACATCAAGCCAACTAAGAAAGGAGCAGATAGCATCAACGCAGGTATAGATATGTTGAAGCGATATAAGCTCCACGCTACAGGACATAACCTCATCAAAGAGATGAGGAACTACAAGTGGGTAGAAGATAAGAATGGTAAGTTACTCAATAAACCTATAGATGCATTCAACCACGCTATTGATGCATTGAGATACGCAACCTACAACAAGTTAAGCAGACCGAATTATGGGAGATACGCAGTTAGGTAAACAAGTCAAGGTAGTATTACCAGAGAACGCAAGGGAACTCACAGTAGAGCAGTACCAAAAGTTCCTCAAGGTTGAAGGAGATGAAACCTTTATGACACTAAAGGCACTTGAGCTATTTGCTAACATACCTCTCAAGGTAGCCCACGCAATGAGAGCAGATGACATATTAGACATCTCACAGCACATATTATCCATCGTAGGTGGTAAGCATCCACTCGTAAGGAGATTGTTCTTTAGAGGGCGTGAATACGGCTTTATACCCAACCTTGAGGAGATGAGCTTTGGGGAGTACATAGACTTGGACAGCTACCTGTCCGATATGGATATGTTGCATAAGACTGTAGGGGTTTTGTATAGACCCATCACCGAATCTAAAGGAGACTATTACGAGATAGCCGAGTACAAGGGTACGGATGGTTATGCAGACTTTCCTCTGGATGTAGCGTTAGGTGCTACGCTTTTTTTTTATCGTTTAAGCAACAAATTATTGAGGGATACCCCGACCTCTTCGGAGGGGGAGATGAAGAACTCAATCTATCAGCCTCCTCTAACTTCAGTAGAAAGTGGGGATGGTATGGAAGTGTAGACCATCTCGCAGGAGGCGATGTATCAAGATACGATACTATCACAAGGCTACCTCTATCACAATGTCTTACTAAACTTGTCTACGATAAGGAGAAGGCAGATGTAGAGAAGAAGATGCTTAAACACTAACTCAAAGAGGTGGTTAACTTATTATGAGTTTCTACGACATTACCACCAAGATAAGAGAACACCTCATTGCTAACAAGCAGGTGAACACCGTTACGGAAGGTGACATCTTTGAGGTTGACCTCAACAAGCAGACTATATTCCCCTTGTCACATATTATGATTAACAATGTGACATTTAACGATGTGGGCATCACCTACAATATGAGCATCCTGTTTATGGATGTTGCTGATGTTAGTAAGGCAGACCCAAGAGACGAAGACGAAATCTTCTATGGGGTAGATAATAGACAAGACATTCTAAACACCCAACTCCTTACGGCTAACGATTTGGTAAGCCACTTGAAGAGAGGCAACCTAATGCAAGACAAGTATCAGCTAAATGGTACACCATCTTGTGAGCCTTTTGAGGATAGGTTTGAGAACCTTCTGGTAGGTTGGAATCTTACCCTATCTATAGACATTGCTAACACAATCACCACTTGTCCGTAGTAACACAAAATACCGAGAGGGTGCTACGCCAATTTGCGGAGCGAGTCATCAAGGCAGCGAGGCTGAATCTTGGTGCTACTCGTACTATTACCTACAACGATGGTAAGAAGAAGCGTAGGAGACAAGTATCATCAGGTAAGCTGAAGGACAGCTTGGACTATGACCTACTCACAGGAGTACACTTACTTATGTCTTTCACGATGGAGGACTATGGTAAGTACATTGACGAGGGGGTTAGTGGTACGAAGTACAAAGTGCCTAACGGCTCAAGATTCGCATTTGATGGTAAGCAACCGCCTAAAGGTTCTATTAGAAGATGGATGGCGCAGAAGAAGGTCAAGGCAAGAGACCTTAAGACCAATAGTTTTGTGAAGCAGAGCGAGGCGAACCTTAACAGGGCAGCCTTCCTAATATCAAGAAGTATTAAGCAACGAGGGATTCCCAAGAGTGAATTCTTCCAAGCACCATTTAGATTAGAGTTTGAGAAACTTCCAGAAGAAGTGCTGAAGGCAGTCTCTATGGATGTAGATGAATTTTTAAGATTTACCAAGCGATGAGTGTAATCACACCACAAAGTTTAGTAGGGGCAAGAAGTCCCATATATGTTACAGCTAACTATTCAAGCCTTGCATCATCACTATCGGATGTAGAGTTTGAGGTATACATTTGGGCAGGAGCGAGAAACTCACGACCTGCCTCTGCGGAGTACACATTGTTTAGAGATGTGTTTGCAGGAACTGATGTGTCCTTTGACATTGCTCCTATGGTACAAGAGTACCTCACCAATGCGTATGAGAACTTTGATGGGGAAGATATTGCCTACGCACCTGATGGTAGCGTGGTATGGGTGCAGATAGACTACGATGTAAACTATGTGAACAAGGCAACACCTCCTGCAACGGTTAACGATACAGGAAGCTCGGACATCTTTGAGGCATCTAACGGATACCACATATTCATTGAGGCGGCAAACAAAGAGGTGAACAAAGGATTTGCAAGTGTCAATGCGAACAAATACATTAAGAACTCTGGCAACGAGGTTGTACCTGTATATCTTGGTAAGTGGGGTGAGGGTTACGATATCTATTGGGCATACAAGGATAGAGTGGTTGCTGATGGAGGAACAGTTGAGGGTGGTAGTGCTTGTGCTAACATCGGTCTCCATAAGGTAGAGTTCCTATCGGATAATGGTGACAATGTAGACTTCCTCATTACTGAATCACAACTGCAAGGTCTACAAGCTGAAGAGCGTATTATGTTGCTACCTTGCGGAATCAACAACCTTACTGCTTGGTTGGATAGTGTAGATGAGCCACTCAACTACACGGAATACTACGACCTCAACCTCAAGGACAAGGATGGTACTACATTAGACACTCGTAGGTTCTACCCTCAATGTGAGGCGAAGTATACGCCAAGCGTTATGCAGTTCATCAACAAGAACGGAGTATGGGAGAGCATCACCTTCTTCAAGAGAAGTGAGTCTACCATCAACACCACGACCAACGAGTTTAGAAGAAGTTTAGGTAGCAGTTCAGCCTCTGGATTCTCGTATGACACGACTGCCCACAAATACCAACGCATAAACACCAATGGTAGAAAACGCTTTACCCTGAATACAGGATGGGTAGGTGAAGACTACGACAACATTATGGAGCAGATGCTTATGAGTGAGCGAGTGATGTTGGATGGTGTACCTGTCAACCTAACGACTAACAGCCTAACCTTGCAGAAGGTGGTAAATGATAAGACTATCAACTATACCATTGAGGTAGAAGAAGCATTTGATACTCGCTATGTATAGAGTAGACTTGTATATAGATGGTCAAAAGGCTGACCTATTCCAAGAGGAGAGCATAGAGATAAACTTGAGTACACAAAACATCAAGGACATCTCAAAGGTATTTGGTGACTTCACCCAGAGCTTTACGATTCCTGCCTCATCAGCCAACAACAAAATCTTCAAGCACTACTACAATGTAGATGTGTATGGAGGGTTCAATGCTAACATCCGAGTAGATGCGTTCATAGAGGTGAACAACAATCTATTTAGAGATGGTGTGTTAGAGTTGGAGAGTGTGCAGATGAAGCAAGGGCAACCTTATGCGTATAGTGTAGGGTTCTATAGTAATGTCACCTCTTTGAAGGACAAGTTCGGTGAGGACAAACTCATTGACCTTGACCTATCGGCTTACGACCACACCTACAACGACACGAACATAGTTACAGGTCTTAATGGGTTTGTATCAGGAACAAGCAGTTCCATCATCTATCCCCTTATCTCACCTGTAGCGAATTGGTACTACAACTCAAGCGGTAGCGACCACACCCCAAGCAATATCTACTACCATAGTGGACATAACGAACACGGAGTATTCTACTACGACCTTAAACCTGCTATCAAGTTGCAGAAGGTTATAGATGCGATAGAGACCAAATACGGCATTGAGTTCAATAGTGACTTCTTTGACTCTGCCGACTTCGGCAAGTTGTTTATGTGGTGTCACCGCAGAGCGGGGTATATGTTTAAAGACCAACCTAACGGATTCCCTCCGCAGGTTATCAACTTCACTACAAACAACACAGGAGACTACAACCTAACTACCCAGAAGTATACGGTTACCGCAGCGCAAGAGGCAGACCTACGAGTACGCTACACGCTCAACTCTACGGCTGGTTACAAGATTGTAGTGTATGTAAACGATGAGCTGTACACCTCACGAGAGCATAGCGGTAATGTATCAAACGAGACTATCACGCTTGGTGAGATGGAGGTAGGTGACACTATTCAGTTTAGGTTTGCACCGCCTGATGCTTGGGATGCAAGTGCTATCAGCATCAGCACTACTACTTTCTATTTGGAGTACGATGATGGAGCGAGTTGGCAAGAGGCTGACACGGTAGGTAGGTTAGCATCGCAGTCTATCACTCAAGAGGTGGTAGTAGCCGACCAAATGCCAGAGCAGAAGATTAGTGACTTTATAGGAAGCCTTGTAAGGGCGTTCAACTTGGTTATAGTACCCACAGGAAACGGTAAATACGACATTGAACCATTAGATGATTGGTATGCAGAAGGCAGTACAAGAGAAGTTA